TCGTCCAGCACTTCTTTGGGCGGCAGTTTGTCGGCCCAATCCTTTGTCCCATCGGACAGCATCACCAGGTCAACTTTTTTGCGGTCAATGTAGAAGTATTCGGCAATCCGTATGTCTTCCTTTGTCACCCATTCGGCGCTGCTGTCACCGGTCGCACGGGGCTGGAATCCAACGCCATCGTCGGCGCCTGGATACATTTGCCGAAATACGTGTTTGGGGATTACGCTGGCCACCAGGCATTTTTCGGCGTCGGAACCATCGGGCGCCACGCTGTTGGGATCGAAATAAACGGAAAACGGATCGTCGATTGGCTCAATGTAGATTTCCTGGTCAAATGAATTTTCGCTGACGTAATCAGTCACGACGCGCCAGTAACCCCAACCCATCCGCACGGCGTAGGCAAACGCGGTGTCGTAAGCGGTGTCGGCGTTGCTGTTGACCTCAATATGCCTGGTGATGCCTTCGATCACCTGGGCGACCTTTAAATCGCCTTCATTGTTGACGGGGTGAACCTTGATCCTGGGGCGCTGCTGGCGCTGCTGATTCTCGACCTGGCGGCAATATGCGTCGATCTTGTTAATCGTTAGGCACGGGCGGGCTTCTAGGTTGCGGCTGTTTTGAATCTCGACCGGCCATTGATCGCCCGCGGCAAATTTCAAATCCTGAAGGGCCGATGAACGGTTCATTGAATCGGCTTCACCAACCAGGCGCAAAAACTTAATTGCGTCCTGGATGCGTGGATCACTTGATTGATCTTGGTAATCTGACATATTCGCCCCTTATTTTTTAAAATTATCCCATCCAACCGGCGCCTTCGGCAACTAATCGCTGCTTTTTGCGTGATGTTGGTTCTTTAATCATCAACGCAATGTATCGGAATGCGTCGGCGCCGTGGGAATATTGATCGTGCAATGGTGATTTGCCAAACTGTCCGGTTTCGGCATCGACCTCATAACGGTAATGGCGAAGGCAATTCAGGCCATCGGCGCAATTCTCGCGGTCAAACCAAAGGTTCGGGAAAATGGTTCGGGCCGCGTTGATCGAATCGACCACCGGAACCCGCGGCATGATGCTGGTTTTAAATCCGGCACTTCGCACAATGTCTTCAATCGTGCGACCGGCTGCGGCCAAGGTTTTGTTTTCGGCATCGTGCGGCAGCCAAATGGTGTCGTACACGTAACCAAACGTTTGAAGTTGTGCCAGGTACGAAGTCATGGTGCGCTGGCTGCCTTCAAAGTACCGGATCAACCTGGTTTCCATGCCAATGAATTGAACAAACCACCAGGCGGTGGCGTCCGACCAGCCCAGGTCGCAAACCGCGTGAACCGGCTTGGTTGGATCGTAAGGCACGGACGTTAAGCGGCCATTGTTTTCGGCCTGTTGCATTTCATTGCCAAAGATGGCGCCATCCACCGACCGGCGGCACATACCCTCCCAAACCTGGTTGTATGCGTTCAGGTCGCGTTCTTTCAGCGCGTCCTTTTCCAACTTCAACGTTTCGGGGAACCAAGGGTTATCCGACCAGTTAATCCGCATAATGATGCAATCACGCGGTGGCTTCAGGACAAATCGCTGGTAAGTTTCGTCGGTTTCCAGGTCAGGGTTAAACGAAACCCATATCTCGCTGCCTTGTTTGCGGATTGTCGGAATCAGGATGTTCCAGGACAACCGGCTGACGGTTTGGGCTTCCTCCACCCAACAAATATCCACACCTTCGAATGACTTGATGTTGGTCGGGTTGTTCTTCAGGCCGATGAAGGCGAATTCCGTACCGTTGAAGCCACGGATCGACGTTTGCGTAATCTCGTAAAAGGGCAGCAAGCCCAGGGCCTCGATTTGGTCGCATAACAGTTTGTGGACGGAATCCTTGATGCTGGCCTGGAATTCCCGCGCACACAAAATCCGCATTGGGCTTTTGGCCCCCAGGATAAGCAAAGCGCGGGCGATTCCCCAGGATTTTGCACCGCCGCGGCCGCCCAGGCAAACTTTATATCGCGCCTTTTTGAATAGTCCTTGCAACTTGACCGGAAATTCGGCCTTTGCAACGGCTTGTTCAATTGTCGGGGTTGTGTCCATCGGGCGTCACGAAGGTTACCTGGATGCCAGCAAAGGCGGCGCCGTCCTTGCCGGTAATTTCCTGTTCGATCTTGTCGCGCCAGCCCAACACATTTTTGGCCGTGAATATCGCAAACGTGCTGTTGTATGCGTTGCCGATGGTTCCTTCAATCAGGTTGGCTTCCTGTAAATCCTTGGCCTTTTTATAGGCGTCAGAAAATTCCGGATGGTTTAGTTCGCCTGTATGGATATTCTTGGCTGTTGCCCAATCATGCAGCGTTTGTTTTGTCACGCCGATATTTGTGGCAAATCTTGCAAGGGTAGGGAAAACCCCAGGCAATACTTGAGTGTGTTCGTTGCCCTTTGCGTCGCGGTTGGTCACTTCCCTGGTTGGCGCCTGGCTAAAGTATTCAATCATCATGGCGGGGAAATCGTCCTGGTACACCGTAGGGCGACCAACTGGACGTGCAGCCACCTTGGGCTTGGCTTTCGCCTTTGGCTTTTTGGTGGCTGCTGTCGTCATTTTTTCTTTTGTTTCTTTGCGGCTTCCCGCTTTTCGGAATAAGCAATGGCCACGGCCTGTTTGACGGGCTTACCGGCCTTCACTTCGGTTTTGATGTTTTCTTTAAACGCTTTGGGCGTCATCGACCGGATCAGGGGCATTTTGTTCTTCCTTGGCTTTGGATTCTTCCTGGGCGATCACCATTGTGTATTCCTGAATGGCGCCGCTTATTTGCAGCAAAACGGCTTCGTGCTGTTTGGCTGTTTGTTGCAGTTCGGCCACGCGGGCCTTCATTTGTTCAATCGTCATGGTTTTCCTTAGTCGTTGCAGCCAGGCTTTAGGGTTTCCCCGCAATCCTGTTCATCTTGTTCGTTTAGTTTTGCTTCCAATTCCTTATTGGCACGGAATAAGGCGGCAGCCTGGGCCACCGCCTGATCCCTTTGCCCTTCAAGCATTTCAACCAGGAATTGCACTTCGGGGTCGGGATGCTTCAACATGGTTTAGGCAACTGTCGAAACCATGATGTAGTACGTCGTGCCGCCGCTAACCACCGGAATGGTATGGGTAACCACCGGTGAACCGACCTTGGCACGAAACACGCCGGTTGCGCTAACCGCGGGCATCAAAGCAAAGTTTCCAACTTCGCCCGTGCCTGAATTGGTGACACGCATGAATGATGCGTTTGACCAAGTGCCGCCCGATGCAAAATCAGAATCCAATTGCAAGGCCGCCAACGTGCCGCCAGGATTGGTGGATGAACCACCGATGGTTGCGCGAATGGCGTTGGCCGCACCGCTGATAGTGCCGCCAGTATTGACCGACGTGCTGAAGTGGGCGCCGTTGATCGTGCCAGCAGCCGCAGCGCCAGCACCGGTCACAACAGCAAAACCGCGCACAACTTCACCGGAACCGGTGCTGGTGAACGTCAATTTGTTGTAGGACAGTCGGGTGTCGCCACTTGTTGCGCTGGTTGTGGCATAAGCGCCGTTTAAAACGCCAGCCGAAGTGATTGCAATAGGTACGCCGGACGAACCGACTTGAACGCTATCAAACGCGGGGTCGGCATACGCGACGCCGGTTGCTTTGGTGTTAGTAGTAGCCATTTTCAATTTCCTTTATATTTTCCAAAAGGGTTTAACAATTCCAGTTTTTTAGGCTGGCTTTAGCCCGTTCCGCGGGGCCTTTCGCGTTCTTAACCACCCCTTCCATCCTGGCACAAAACGACGCTTTTCTACCGGCGTCGGCTTTTGTTTTCGGGTTTGGTGCTGGCGGTTTCAAATTCGAATTATTCTTGCGGTTATATTCTGCACGACCTTTGGCTGTCATGCCAGCCCCCTGTTCCGTCGGGTTGTAGGTTTTGCCCTTGCCCGTGGTTTTGTGGGGGATTGATTTGTCGTGTTTTTTGGTGGCCATGATTATTTTTTCGCCGTCTTTGCCGATTGCTTGAATGCCGCGGCTGTTGGCGCACCCTTGCTTCCAGGTGTTCGCATTTTTTCTACGGGTTTACCCGCCGCCTTTTGACGTTCAATGCGTTCCTGTTTAGCGTGAATGTTGGCGTAAAGCCCAGGTTTTGTTGCCATGATTTATTCCTCCACGACGCAAGCCACGTCGCCTTCCTGAATGAGTTGATGATCTTCCCCGTCAATTTTGTGGACGGGCCAATCCAAATATGTACCGTTGCCGTATTTGATGCGTTCCCCAACTTTCACGTCGTTAACCTTGGGGCCGATGGCCACAATTGTGCCTTCGTTGAATTTTTCGGTGTTTTTGACAATCAAAACGTCCGACAAACTTCGGACAATTGGTTTGACCAGGACGCGATCATGTAGGGGCGTTATCACCATTTTTTGGCTTCCTTCCAGGCTTTTTACGTTCGGGGGGCATTGTGGTGGTGTCCGTCATAATGTCGTACACCGGCAGCGCCATCATAATTTTTATTTGGTATTCGCCGCACCAATCGTTTTGGTGTTTGTTTTGCGGCGCTGGATAGCGTCGGCAACTTCCCATTACCTGGGCGTTGCGGAAAAATTCGCACGTTAGGCACGTTGGTTCAGCCATTGGGCAGTTTCCCTTCGATTACGCTTTGATTTAAAGCGCGGGCAATGGCTTCGGCCATCGCTGTGGCTTCGGCTTCGTTCTTACGGT